GCCGCCAGAAGAGCCGCCAGAAGAGCCGCCAGAAGAGCCGCCAGAAGAGCCGCCAGAAGAGCCGCCAGAAGAACCACCTATTGTGCCACCTGTTGTGCCACCTGTTGTGCCACCTGTTGTGCCACCTATTGTGCCACCTATTGTGCCGCCTATTGTGCCGCCTGTTGTGCCACCTGTTGTGCCACCTGTTGTGCCACCTGTTGTGCCGCCTGTTGTGCCACCTGTTGTGCCGCCTGTTAATCCCGGTGAGGTTCCCGGTGAGGTTCCCGGTGAGGTTCCCGGTGAGGTTCCCGGTGAGGTTCCCGGTGATGGGCCTCCCGGCCCCAGCGAAGTTCCCGGTGATGGGCCTCCCGGTGAGGTTCCCGGTGAGGTTCCCGGTGATGGGCCTCCCGGCCCCAATGGAGAACCGTGTGATCCAGCGGTAGAAGATTGCGTTGAAGGCCCCGATGGAGAACCGTGTGATCCAGAGGACGTAGGCTGTATTACAACCGTTATCCCCGGCCCCGGCGAGGAATGCGATCCTGAAACTGAAAACTGTGGCGAAGGCCCCGGCCCCGGCCCCGGCCCCGGCGGTATTACATTTCCCACCATTGGGGGCGGCAGCGGCCAAACAACTAACACCAGAAGCTCCGCAAGGTCGGAAAAGAACGGATTAGCTGTAATTGATGTGCTACTATCACCCTATTCCTCAGAAGGGGAAACCCCATTGCAGACGTTACTAAAGTTAAAGAAAAGTGGTAAATTAACTAATAAATTAATGAAACAGATAGAGAGGGCTTCCTAATGGCTGAAGAAAACTGGTACGATCCGTTAGTTGATCTTGGTTCAAGTGCATGGGATTGGCTACTTGATGGAGATAACGCTGCGGGTATAGGCAGTCTGCTTTCTGCTGGCGGAACAGCTCTCGGTTTGTTTGAAAATGACCAAGCTACGGCTGGTTACCAAGGAAAAATACCCGAATACACTACCGTGCGAAAACAACTTCCTAACAGTAACCCCGGTAGAAGGCCGGGAGGCGGTGGTCAGCGGTACTTCACTGACACTTATTATGGACAAACCCCAGAAGATCAACAAACTGTAGGTAGCCTCGCAAATGCTCAAGCAGCCGCCGATGCCCAAAAGGTGGCTTTAGTTGCCCAAAACCCAGAACAATTTGCAAGGGGCGGCATTGTGGGTGCGTTAAATAGCATGTATGGCGGTGGCAAAGGGGGCGGTAGCGGGTACGGTAATAGTAATCGCGTGGGGCAACAACTGAGCGGGTCGGCTGATGATATAGGAAGCCCACCTCGCCGCAATCCTTATGGAAACGTAGACAACTGGGATGCTTCTGCTTGGCAGAATATGGTAAGTCAGGTTCAAGCCACAGAACCACAAATGAGTGACCCGATAATGACTCAAGGGGGGCCAGCCGATGACCCAAGATTTCAACCGGGAGGTGCTTGGTATCAAAAACCCGGAATAATACCTTGGGGTAACGACGATATGGCACCACCAGCGTACATAATAAACGACATGGGCAACAGTCCAGCTTGGAAAGAAGCAATGACCAATAAGATGTACGGAAATGCTTTTGCAAAAAGTGGAGTTAGTGTAGAAGAACTATATAGAAATGCAGGTATCCCGTTTAAGCCGAACGCTCCAACACCCACGATAAAACCCGACACAAACAGTCCAGCTTGGAAAGAAGCAATGACCAATAAGATGTACGGAGATGCTTTTGCAAAAAGTGGAGTTAGTGTAGAAGAACTATATAGAAATGCAGGTATCCCTAACCCAAATGTCCCATTGCCCCCATTGCCCGCAATCATCCCCAACGACGATGATTATGGTAATTATCCCGGTGGGCCGAATAACCCACTGCCCGATGTGTTTACTGGTGGCAGTCAATATTTTGATGAGTCAACTGGTCAGTATACAGGTGGCCCGAACGCTCCGAAATCAATGCCACCACGAGGCATGGCCCAAGGCGGAATTGTTAACGCGATGCCTAGAGCTTACCTCAATGGGTCTAGTGACGGCATGGGTGACCAAGTTCCCGCAATGATAGATAACCAACGCCCTGCTAGTCTCAGTCACGGTGAAATGGTTATTCCCGCAGATGTGGTGAGTCACATGGGCAACGGTAACTCAGACGCAGGAGCGAAACAGTTCTACGACATGATGGACAGGGTACGAAAAGCACGTACAGGAAACAAACAGCAAGGCAAGCAAATTAACCCTAACAAGTTTATGCCGAGATAAGGGAGTAGAGTATGTCTACGCACACACCGACCACCACTGAGCTACCAAACAGTTCACCAGACCCCATTAGCACAGAGTCTTCGCTATCAAACTGGGCTGGCGACTATGTAACTGGGCTGCTGGGTCAAGGGCAAGCCCTTACTCAAATGCCTTATGAGGGGTATCAAGGTGATTTAACTGCGGGTGCAAATGAGAACCAAACGAATGCCTTTGCAGGTATCGCAGGGCTTACGCTACCCACGGGTGGGTATACCGCAAATAATAATAGGTTCGATCAGGCTGCTGCCAACCAATACATGAATCCTTATGTTGCCAGTGTGCTTAACCCACAGTTAGCGGAAATGAGCCGTCAGAATCAGATACAGCAAGTCAGTGATAATGCGGCTTTTACCAAAGCGGGTGCTTACGGGGGTGGTCGGCAAGCCATTATGAACTCAGAACGCAATGACAACAATGCTCGCTTAATGAATCAAGCTACACAGGAAGGTTACTCAAACGCTTATAACTCAGCGTTCGATATGTTTACTTCAGACGAAAAGCGTTTAGACGATTCAAATAGATTTGCGGCTGACTTTGGACTACAAGAATTGGGTGCCGAGACAGACATGTACGACAATCAGCTACGTGCTGGTGAGATGGAACGGGGAATTACCAGCGAAGGTCTTGCTGCGGATTACGCTCAGTTTAGAGAAGAACGCGATTACCCCTATAAACAAATTCAGTGGGGTATGGGTCTACTCAACGGTATGCCATTAGAAACGCAGAACACAAATTACTCGCAAGATAGTACCCTGTCTCAGTATCTGCAAAATTCAGCGGGTGGTGGAGACCTATTGAGTAGCCTTCTTGGTATATTTGGTGACAGTGGTGGTAATTTGGCAGTCGACCCCCCCGATGCCCCCGGTGATTTTAGTAACGTCGACATACCTAATTTTGACCAAAGCGACCAAGTAATTGCTTTAGGTACAAGTTAAAACGAATAACAATCGTTGATAAGATAGAATTTTAAGGAGTGGAAAATGATACCCCAAGGCGGAATAGACCGAAATATTCAGGCTGCAAAGCTAAGGGCGGGAAGTAACCCTAATGTATTAGCGCAAGAGTATAAGAAAACTCAGTCCATAGAGACTTTGTTAGCTATGCAGTCTTTAAAAGAAGAGTTGGGAAAAAGGGAACAAGAAATTGCCGCACAAATGCAAGGGCCAGAAGGTAGCATAATGGAGCAAACAGAAGCTCAATTAATGGCTCTGGTAAATCCTCAATCAGACAGCACTAATGATGTGTTAGGTCAAATGGCCCCCGTAATGGATCGTAGAGGCAAAGAGGAAGCAAAAGCTCAAATGATGCCCAGTGGCCCTAAACCTCCACCTCCCATTCAAGGCAAAGCCCCAGCCCCACCAAACGGCGCACCACAAGGAATAGCGGGACTTAATCCCCGTATGGGTATGGCTGAAGGTGGTATTGTCCCTCCCGCTGATCGTTATGCCGAAGGTGGATTCACAAAACTGCCTCCTCAAGACCCGACACCCGATTCCCTGAAATGGTTAATGACGGAAGCCCCTGAGACTACGGGTTATACAGCAGAACAGTTAACAAATGCCAACAACGTGTTTAGAGATTCTAACGGAAGAATGCAGATGGGGAGGCCACAGGGTATTCTAAAAAACCACATAGAGGGCTTAGACGGCCCAGACACAACTGACTATTCTGCACTGATACCATCTCAAGAAGAACAGGATGCAAGGGCAACTGATTTTTGGGGATCAAGCCCAAGTCTTATGTCTATCAACGCCTTATACCGAGGGGTTGCGCCAGAAGGACATTATACTAGATACTTAAATGATATAGAACAAAACACAGCGAGGGGTATTTTAAACGGAACTGTTGAATATACTCCAGACACTAGACTAGATAATCCTCTTTATGACCCCTACACGGGTTTGTATAGAAACGCGCCAGAACCCTACGTCCCCGGTACTCCAACATTCGGGCCTCAACCTGTACCTGTAGATCAGGGTAACAATCAAGTTGATGGATTTACGGCACCAATTGACTCAAATAATCAAAACAACAATCAAGCTCCTGTTGTTGAATTGGCTTCATCAAATAATCAAAACAACAATCAAGCTCCTGTTGTTGAAACACCTTCATCGAATAATCAAAACAACAATCAAGCTCCTGTTGTTGAATTGCCTTCATCGAATAATCAAGCATTACCGTATGGCGCTGATTTTTCAAACAAATCTGAAATCGAGATGATAGATGAAGCGCTTGAAGCAGGTGTCACGCCAGAGCAGATTATCACCCATGCTCCTATGTTGTTGGAAGGTGGTTTGACTCCAGAGGGGCTTTCCTATTTAGAAGATACAACAGGTTACTCTCCAGACGGCATGGCCGAAGGTGGAATGGTTGGTTACGCAGACGGCGGAGAAGTTGCAGGTGAAGGTGAAGGTGAAGGTGCAAGCACTTTAGAAGGTGTTAATAGGATAATGGCGAAGCTAAGAGAAGGCGGAATGTCCACCAAAGATTTGCTTCCTATAAGAAAAAAACTCTTGCAGGACTTGGCTGCAAAAATGGGGGCAAACACTGAAGCAATTAACGTGGCTTCCAATCCGAGAGGAGGAAGCTTGAATACGGCATTCGCGGCAGCGAACGCGCCAGAAAGAGAAGAAACCCCAAGCAAAAAAGCCGCATCCTCTGCTAGAGTCTACGATGACCCCACACAACAATTAATAACTGATTTGGGCAATGGGCGATCTGGCGTTCTTGGCCCTGATGGACTTACTTCAGATCAAGCAACTGATCCGACTTTAGAATTGCTTGATGTGTTTAGTCCTTATACAGATACAATTAATCGTGAAAATGCTGTGGGCCAAAAAATAAAAGACAATGTAGACAACTACATGACCCCACCCGATGCGAAAGTTGCGCCTCCGTTACAGCTTGGTCAGAGACCTGCACCCCGTTCAGGTATAGCTTCGGCACTTGCTGCCCCCAATCCTAGCTCAATGCCTCGGTCAGAGATGTCGTTGCAGCAAAGAATGGATGATAGTGTTGCGAAAAGAATGCAAGCTGCGGGTTTACCAGCACCAGCACCGCGACAACCTTCCGCTATGACGGCAGCTCGTAAAGGGTTACAAATAGGTCGCCCAGCTATGGCAGCGGCAAACGCTCAGAGAATGGCTCCAGCCACCGCTCCCCCTGCTGGAATACCCGCCGCGATTCCGCAGCAAGGCGCAACTATCTCTTCACAAAGACCGCCTTTAATGGGGGCCGCTAACAATCCCGCGACTACCTCAATCACCGCCCCCACCTCTGCAATGGGAGCAACTGACACAACTGACACAACTGACACAACTAGCACAACTGCCGCAACTCAACCTGCTGAAACTGGATTAGCTGCTTTGGCTAAAGAACTTAAAGCTAACCGAAACGCCGCTACAGCCTATAACGCTAAGTTAAACGACCCTAAAAAATCAGCATGGGAGAGGTTCTCCGCTGGAGCTAGAAATGCAAGTGACGCGGGTGGAGGCACTGCTCTTGGGAATTATTCAAAAGGTAGCGCGAGTGAGCAAGCTAGGCAGGAACGACAGCAGCAAATGTTCTTAAACGAAAACGCTAGTATGATTGGTCAAGAAATGGAATACGGTTTGACTTCGGCCAAAAACAAAGCGTTAGCTGACCTAGCGGTTTTAGAATCACAGCAAACGGCGTTGGCTTCAAATGCTCAATATTTTGCCCAAGTTAACGCAACATTGGAAGATTTTTTAGCGGCTCGACAAGAGGCTATACAAAACAACGTGAGAAGCTCCGCCGATCCATCAGAAGACCCTGAACAGTACAACTTACTAATGGCAAAGTTTAACGAAAGTGCAGACGGGAAATATTATGCTAATGCAATTGCAAGGACAAACGCCATACTTAATAATATACAAAATCAGATGGGTGCAAATCCAACTACACCGAAAGCTCCTGCGGGGGGTGTTAGTCAAAACCTACAAAATCTTATAGCACAAAGGCCATAAAGGATTTAAATAAATGGCAGAATACACTAGAGAGCAACTTGTAGACGCAGCTTACCGAGCGTATGACGCTGGAGATATTACAACTGCCAACGAAGCCGCCGCCATTGTTACTCGCATGGATGGCCAAGCTGCCCAAGATGTTGAAATGGCTGAGTTGGAAAAGGCGGCGGAGCTAGAGAGAAGGGGTAAGTCTGGCTTTTTTGAGAACGTAGGCGGTGGCTTTGGGGCAGGTTTTGTAGGAACACTGGAATCGGCTGCAACAGGAGCCGCAACGCTTCTTGATGAACAAGAAGAATTAGCCACTCGTAAGGTCATACAAGACTTAGCTGATTCTGCCACGCCTGAATTCGGAGACCAAGACTCAATAATTTACAATTTATCCAGTGGTTTGGGATCAGTCGCTGGTTTTGCCCTCCCTGCTATTGCCGCAAGTGCGTTGGCTCCCGCAGGTCTAGCCACCAGTGCAGTGGGTCTTGGTATCGGTTCCTTAATGGGAGTAGGTACTCAAGCAGGTGAAGCAAGTGAACGTGCCAGAGCGTCTGGCGTTAGCGAAGATGTGCGTAATGCCTCCATTAGAACAGCCTCTCCAATAGGTTTAATAGAAGCTTTACCGTTTACCCGAGCATTTAAAGCTTTCAAGATTAACCCCGTAAACGACCTTATTGAAAAGTTTGGCGTAAAAGAAGTAACCAATTTAAAAACACTTATCGCAAGTGCTTCATTTACAGGTGGTGCCGAAGCCGCTCAAGAAGTAGCACAAACATTTGTGCAGAACGCTGTTGAAAGTGGTTATAACCCTGACAGGTTACTGAAAGACGATGTAGCTGGGGCGGCGGGTTACGGATTTGGAACGGGTGCAATTGTTCAGGCTATAACTGAGGCATTTACCCCAAGAAAAGGCGCAGGTGGGGCTAGCTTTAGAGAGCGCAATGAAGATAACTTACCTGTTCCTCCAGATGACGGTACTGTTCCTCCAGATGACGGTACTGTTCCTCCAGACGAGACTCCACCACCCTTAACTTCTCAAGAGGAAGTGTTTGACGATGACGTAGATGCGCCTTCGCTGAGTCAAGTGGAAGAAAACGATGCTATTTTGCGAGAAGTGCAAGCGGCACAAGCGGCACAAGAAAAAGCTGACGAAGAGATAGCTACTGCAAACGTAACAAAAATGTATCGTGAATCTATAATTGATACCGTGATGAAGCAGAACAGAACTGCAACTCAAGAGCAATTAATAGCCGCTGTTGCAGTGGAACTTAAAAATAAAGATCAAAACTTTGAGTTGCTTCCTGCCGAATTAGAAAGAATACGAAAATTTATTAGCGACAACGCACCTGACCCCAGCGGTGACGATGCGAGTGAGCAAACTAACCCCGCCAATGTCCTTAATGTTGAAGCCGAAGCCGCTACCGAAGCTGAACCAGTTCAACCTGATTTGTTTGACACACCAGCAGCCCCTGTTGTGGAACCTGCCGCACCCGCTGCCGTGGAACCTGACGCACCTATTGATTTTGATGTAAGTAAACCAGAAGACGCTAGTGAAACTTTTAACGAGGCCGATAACCAGATTGTTACAATAACAGACCCCGCTTCAGGAGGGTCAATACAAATGCGAGTAAGACCCGACAACAAACCTGCTTCGGTACTTTCGTTATCTGTGCCAGAAGAGTCTCGGGGGAAGGGGATAGGGGAAAAGTTGCAGCGTAAGGTATTGGAAATGTACCCAAATATGGAGGGTCAAGTTTCCAACAAGGCCGCAGCTACAACAGCTTATAGGATTGGTCGCAGACCTTATGGAGAACCTGACGCTACTTTAGAAGATGTTTATGCCAAAATAGATAGTGCCACATCTGTGAACCTGTTAAGTGATCTTGCTCAACCAAGCCCAACAGAAACCACACCCCCTACCGTAGCCCCTGTTGCCGTAGCCCCTGTTGTGGAACCTGCTGTAGCCCCCGCTCAAGGTACGGAGACTTACGCTGTTGTCACCTCTGACAAAGAGAACATTGCACCTTTTACTGTTGTAACCACTGAAACTGACTTAGAAGAGATTCAACTAAAGGGCAAAGCAACAAAGCTTAAACCGTTTAGGGTGTTTTCTCCAAACTCAGCAAAATCAAATCAACGTCTTGGTGATTTTGATACTTTAGACGAAGCTAACACGTTTGCCTCGAATCAAACCCAAAAGGGTTCGCTGGGCGAAAATATGCCGTTGGTGGTTAAAAAAGCGGTAGTAGTTGATAAAGCGGTACGAGATTTAAGAGAGGCTCAAACTCCAGTTCAGGCTGAAAATGAACTAAACAAAATTAAGGCGTTTGTAGCCGAAAATCCACAGCCTGAAGGTGCTGGAGTCGAAGTCGAAGAAGATATTGAAGCTATTTATAACTCGGATGGTTCTGTTTCAGTAGGTGATATTACAATCACCGAGGTTTCAGGAGACGACTCCATATCAACGTGGAACGTAAGCTCTCCTCGCGCTAAAGAAGCTGATATTGAAGGTATTGAAGACGAACAATCGGCTATTACCGAAGCCCAAAATATTATATTCGCAAGGGGGGAGGGCGATGCTACCATTTTACCTGACAACGGAGGAGTTGAACCTAGCGTTTCGGATAGTGGGATTGCAGAAGAAGCCTCGCCACCTACCAACGAATCTAACAAAACTGAACCTAGCCCAGTGGGAGGAGGTGAGGTTGCTACTAATAGAGCTACAATCTCAAAAGCTCCAGAGTCGGATTCATTAGATATTAATGTCGCACCTGAAGCCGTAGCCGACGACGAAGTTGGTGCCTCCGGTACTACTGAAGCCAAAAAGGAAAAACGCAAAGCGCGAAAACAAAAACAAAACGCTAAAAAGAAAGACTACAAAAGAATAGAAGAGGCCAGAAAAGAATTCAATCCCGATAGTCTATTTGACGACGATGTTCAATACACCACTTTAGAGCCAAATGATTATGGCACTGATGAGGATTTGGAAACAGTTGCTAACATTATTCTAAACAATGGGAATAAACTTACTCGTCCAACAAACGAATGGGATGAGAGCAGATTTCCAACAATAAATAACGGGGAAGCTGCCCAGTTTTATTTCGGCAGAAATAAGGGCGCGAGGATAGTGGACACCATACTTGAACTTGCACATGAAGTGTCTTATCAGCAACCTCGTCTAAAAGAAGGCCCAGACCGCGAAGGTCTTTCTGAAGCAGAAATAAAGTATTTTGAAAGCTCCAGTGCAGGTAACGCAGGCAAAGCTATAAAATGGGTGCAAAAAAATCTAAGCGCGGAAATAAATGAGTTTTTAACTAGAGAACTTAAAAAACCTGCCATCGCATACGAAAAGTTTATTAAAGACGGGGCTTACTCTAATCAGATTGATCTAAAAACTTTAGACAGCAAAGCTAAACAAGAAGCTCAACAAAAAGCTGACGATAAAGCAATAAGCGCACTTGTTAATAATGTTGATATGCAACTTAAAGCGGGTGGCACCTTATCCGCAGAGAAAATAGCCGAGTATGAAGCAAGCCCACAGGCGGCTGAAACTAGAGCCGCTGCCATAGCCGCTGAAGAAGCTAACAAAAAACCTAAGAAAACTAAAATAATTGCTTCTTCGGCTGATTCTTCTGTAGGTTTAAATACAGTAATAGAAAATGAAGCGACTAACATTTCCGCTCAAGAGGAATTGAACGCAGACTATACGGACGCTGTTTCTGAGATACCAACAAACGCCGAGTTAGAGTCTGGGGAAATATTGTCAGGTGAGGGGATAAGAGAGGCGGTTTCTGAGTCGGCAGAGGGTTCTGTTGAAATAGATCAACAAGCAAGAGATGCTGAAAATAGGTTTATTGATTATGTTGTGATGCTGGGAGACGATTTAGAGATAGCCTCCAGTGCAATTAGTTCGTTGGATATGCCCGTTCACCCTGCGGTGCGTAAAGCTTTAGAAAAAGGTGACCTAAAAACTGCATACGAAATCATTGCAGCCACATCTCAAAACCCACTTATACGGCGATTTGCTTTAGCCATAAGTAAAAATATCGGTAATACCACTGTTGAGATAGTAGAGTCTTTAGAAAACACAGACTCAAGCGGAAACTTTTCACCTAAGAACAACAAGATAACTTTACGCGCTAGTGCGGCTAACTCAACGCAAGTAATCATACACGAAGGTATACACGCTGTTATTTCGGAAACTTTGAACAACAAGTCGCATCAATTAACCAAGCAGCTAAATACAATATTTGAACAGTCCCGCGACAAGTTAAGTAGCTATTACGGTTCTCAGAATTTAGATGAGTTTATATCAGAAGCTATAGGTAACCCTGCTTTTCAAAGAAGATTAGTCGCCATATTTGCGGATAAATCCGCCAAAGAAAGTTCTTGGGACAAGTTTGTTACTGCTATATCTAACTTCTTAAAGCGAATGGTAAGAAAACCCCCTTCAATTAACACGTATGAAGACTTTAATAACGTCATAGAAAAGATGTTGTCTCCAGCCCCTGATTCGCGTTCTGGAGAAGACTTAAACATAATTACGCAGAACAACAAAGAAGAGCAGGTGCTCGCTCAAATCGGAAGAAATGTTTTTGCTGGTTCGTCCGAAGAAAAATCTAAATCGGTAGCGAGGAAAATTTTCGATGCCATTTATTCAAAACAATTTCTCCATGAAGACTTGCCAACTTTTGTAAAAAGCAATTTCGGAGGGTTTTTAAGTTCTCATATGACAGCCGAAGTTAGCGAAATAGCCAAAGTCCCTTCGGCAATGGAGCTTCACAATCTTTTTAACGAGCAAGAAGGCTCTTACGGTATAAAACAAGAGTTTTTGAGAGCTATTATCGAACCGATAGCAGCGTGGAGTGGTAAAAGTGCAAATAAAACTAAAATATTTAATTGGTTAGTTCACGACAGTACGCGGAATCAAGTTGACCCGTCCATGCCTGAATTTATTGAAACCAATGGCATAAAAGAGCGATATTATAAAGACGAGAAGTATCTTATATGGAAAGATTATCAAGATGCTTGGGACGCTTTGGGGCCAGAAGGTCAAAAACATTACGTCACCCTACGAAAAACTTACCGAAAAATTTATGATGAAATGCTCGAAAACATTTATTTTAAAATAGACAATTTGATTGAAGATAAAGCTGTGCGAAAAAGTTTAAAAGCTGATGTTTTCAAAAAAATGTTTGATAATGGTGTAATTGAACCGTTCTTTCCATTAACACGTTCTGGTAAATACTGGATTGAATACAATACTATTGGTGGTAAAAGCGGGATTCAATCTGAATATGTAGTACGTGCATTTAAAACAAAGGAAGACCGAGATAACTTTATAAGAGTTCTCGAAAGCAACCCTGAAGTTATTGATGTTCCCACTATAAGCACTTTTCGATCTGAGCAACTTAAAAAACCAACTGGGGACAAAGTACCGCCAACTTCTTTCGTTGCTAACTTATTAAAATCTTTGGACAAAAACTTATCAAACATAGAAGGAGTGGACAACGCCGCTAAAGAGGCCATTTCACAAGACATAACAAAACTGTTTCTTGACACGTTACCAGAAGCTTCTTTTATGAAATCCTTGCAAAAAAGAAAATCTGGCAAAAGTGGATTGGCTGAGTTGTACGGCTCCACTGAGGATGGTATAGCAGGATTTAACGAAAGTGCAATAGAAGCTTTTAATGAACGCGCATACAGTCTGCAACGTCAAAGCGTCAGTATTAAATACTCAGAAATGCTACGCAAGCAACTTGATGTTGTTGTTGGCGAAATAGATGAAGCGAGAAGAAAGGGAACACTAACTGACGAAAACGCGCTGATATTAAAAACCGAGTGGGAAAAAAGAGTTAAGTTTGCCATAGAGCAGCCCAACACTCCGATGAATAAACTGGCTCAAGGGCTTAACAGATTTGCATTCTTTGGCACTATTGGATTTAATGCGTCTTCGGCTCTCGTTAATACTACACAAATTCCTTTAGTGGTTTTACCTTACATGGCGGGAATAACGTCAGTGGTAGATGCTACTAACTTCTTATATATAGCCAACAAGCTGGTTCTTAATTCCAGCAACCATCACAAAATAGAAACCGTTAACGGTCAGTCATTCGATCAGAAAACTTATATACCTTCTGTCGATAATCAATACGTTCAAGACGCTGATGGGAATTTAACGTTACGAGAAGATTTGAACATCACTGATGAGCATATGCAGTTGCTAAGGGACGTTTTGCCTATAGTGCAAGCGGGTAAAAAATACGGTCTTCTTAATAGGACATTGCTCAATGACCAACTCAGCGTTACTGAGAAAGGTGGAGTGGAAAGCGCAGCGGATAAAGCCACTAGATTGTCAGCTTTGTTTTTTCACACAACGGAACGATACAATCGGCAAATCGCCTTGATTGGTAACTTTCTAAATCAAAAGAGCGCACTTGAAGCCAAAAGAAAGTCAGGTTCCAATAAAGAAAAAGACCTTACAGATGCAGAACTTATCAAGTTAGCTGTTAATAATGCCTTGAGCGACACTCAGTTAACTAATGGGGGAGCAACTTTACCCACAACGGCTCGTTTTGCCCAGCAGAATATCGGTCGCGTGGCAATGATGTATAAAATGTTTGGCATACAAATGTGGTACACCCAGCTAAAATTAATGGGGCAAATGGCTAGGAACTCTAGGTTTTTTGAGGATGGCGATGCTGAAGCGTTTAGAACAGCCCGACAACAAATGGGTGGTATGCAGTTAGCGGGACTGTTTCTTTCTGGTATTGCGGGTAACAGCTTCTATGGAGTTGCTGCTGCTTTGTACAATATGTTTCACCCTGACGATGAAGAAGACGCGGATACTCAAGTTCGTAAAATTTTTACAGAATTGGTTTACAAAGGTGGCGTTAACGAGCTATCAAAAGTTCTGGGAGGAGAGGGTTTTGATGCGGCTACAAGAATAGGTTTGTCCAACCTTTTAATTGCCCATAACCGTTATGATTTTGACCCCAGTGCCGAGAAAAGTTTGGTTAAACTTTTAGGTGGCCCCACATACGGTGTTGCAAGCAAAATGGGAAGAGGGTTTGGGGACTTGTATGAAGGCGAATATGTTCGTGCTTTTGAAAGCATCGTGCCTTCTGCGTTTGGTAACATGTCAAAAAGCTATAGGTATGCTACAGAAGGCCCATCAACGAGACGGCGTGATCCAATAATGGGTGAAGTGGGGAATGGATTAGCTGCCGCACAATTCTTTGGATTTGCCCCTGCCGAGTACAGTTACAATCAAGAACGTAACCAAGCTTTAAAAGGAATTGACACCAACATTAGTGAGCAAAGCACAAAACTAAAGAAGCGATTTTACTTAGCTTACGCTTACGGGGATACTGGTTCATTGCAAGAAATCAATGAGAACATAATAGAGTTTAATCGAAAACATCCCTTTGCAAGCATAAATAGTCAGAGTATAAAAGACTCTCTTGAAAGACACATGGCCAGTACAATTGCTATGCACAACGGGATTTTACTTAGCCCTAAAAACAGGCGCTATCTAAATGATCTTTCGAGGGAAATGGAATCAGGTAAGAGTATGTTCGATTAAAGAAGCCCCAGCAAAACAACCACGATCAAAGAGGAGAGCCAAGCTGGGGCTAAGTTTACCTTTCAGGAGAATCCATCGCAAATTGTGGTAAATCAATAAACGATGGTCAAACTATATCACAGAATTCTCCAGATACGAACACCGTACCGCTCATTTTCTATAACAACTGCTGTTTTTATGGTGATATTTCGCTTTTTAAACAGGTTGTGTGCCTGTTTTTTAGCTTCAGTAGTGTCAATACAGGGTAAAAAGAAAGATGCCCCCACCACAAACGGCTTAATTGCAACCGAAATAGGGATGGTGTCGGGGGCAAGATTCAATACACCCTCATTGTTCATGGTCTAGGATGCACCCACCTATTAAGCTCGCTGATTGATTAGAGGTCTTTACGTTTTCGCACAAAACCAAAGCGTACTCTTTTGCAAACGTGAACTCTCTAAAATACTCTCGCCAGCGAGTGTGTTCTTCAATATGATACTTGTTAAATCCCAACAAAGAGTACCGTAAATGGACAACGTACTTATATCCAAAAAGTGTAAATAACCAATTAGACTTTTCAATTATCACTCTAGGGTTAACCATCATCCTCATCCTCGTCTGAGTTGTAATATATCACTAAGCAGTTTGTCACCGAAGCGTTGGCCATACCCGTATTGGCATACATCCTCACTCTTTTAATCTCGCCTTTGCACTCAGATACCATGTCTTCTAAGAAGGATGTCGTGTCTAACTGACGCTCACCAAACCACTTGTTCAAGGCATTTGTTGATATACTCATCGTGTTAGTGTCTTGATCTTGCCGAATAACCAATTTGCCCCTCGGCGCTGAAGATGGAACAAAATTCGCATCGTATGTTGACATAGTTTTGCCACCTCTCATTACTAACATGTTACTGTAGTTATCGTTAATAAAGTCGCCAAGCTGTTCTTTAGCTGTCTTAACCCGTACCTCACCTCTGCTTTTATTTTCTAAAACTAACGTGCCAACCCAGTTTTTAAGCTTACGAATATCATAAGGGAGAAGTCCAATCTCTATCGCAATCATAGTCCCCGTGAGAACGCAGGTAATGTGAGCAGACCAGTACCTATTTGAAGCATCTAATCCGTAAGTCTTGTCTACCCACGCTTGCACCTCTATTAAACGCTCCTTAACAGCGGGTAAATTAGCCATAACGTGGCGTATATAAATCGGCCCTGCGTGTCCGTAGTGTTCTTCCATTTGTCGGTTAAACTCTTGAGTTTCAAAGGTATCGTCAAAATGAAACTTCTTAGCGCGGTACTCCATAACCCTCTGAGCTTCAGCCAAAGGTGCGTCCTTATACGCACTAACCTTGTTGATTACGCTTGTGTTTCCAGTGCTAATCGAAAGAAAGGCCCAAGGCTCCCCTCTTACACGCGCCCTATTGGAGACTCCCCCCATCCTGTCTCGTTGCTTACCGTCAGCACTACTTGCATCATAAATGTGATCGCTAAGAGGTTTCCCTTCAAGATTAGTTATCTCATCAACCAGATAGGCTATGTTCTTAAAAGCCTCCGCTCTGTTTAACTGAGCGTTTTTAGTGTCTCCCGCTTTAATTACAAGGTCTTGGTATTTGCCCCAAAGCGTAGATGCCGCAAACATAGAGGTGGACTTACCGTAACCTGTGTTCTTGTTCCATATATGAAAAGACGCTGACGATAGCCCCGACATATACTGCATAAGAGGTGAGCCGAAACCACTCCCAACAACGTACTGATGCATCTCCATCCCGTCTCTGTTATAAAAGTTAATCATGTTTTTCCAACCGTCCAATGTTCCTTTTTGTCCAAACATAGGGAAATACTCCTGTGTGACAGATGATGGGTAGTTTGAGCTAACTCCAGTAGCGGAGTACCTCTTATTACCCGCGACAAACGCTTGATCGTTCTCTGCCCAGCCGAATTGTCGGCAAGCGTCTTTAGCGGCAGCTTTGTGTTGTAAATGATTTATCCATTTCATAGAGTAATCCTGTAATGCACCTATCTGGTGTGTAACCACTCCCTTCATAGCCAAGGCTTTAATAAGCTCTTGTTTCGACATGACCGCAGCTATGGGAACTGTAAACGTGACCATTTCATCGTGCGGTAAATGTAGACAATAAACCACACACTCTCCCTGCTCTGGGTCTCTTACCCTTTCTACAATGTATAAGTCGTTCTCATAAACACATTTTTCTACAACGTCTCCTTGTTGATCTGTGTCTTTTACATATATCCCACCCATCTTTGGTCTGAAATAAGGTCTGGGGTACTCGGGTATGGTAACAATCCCTGTTGATTTTTCTTCTTCGGGTAGCATGACAACACCTTCATGCACCTTTACCGCCTTTGTTTCCTTCGGCTCTTTCGGCTTTTTCGCCACTACATTGTCTTCGGGGGTGGCTTCCAAAACCCGATTACCTAATTGAATGGGGGCTGTGATCTTACCCCAGTGTGGGCAGTCGGGGCAGACTTTTGGATTCAGGTCGTTAAAAGTAGTGCAGTGATACGGCTTACCATAAAGATTGTCTAACTTCTTATAGGTCTCTTCAAGATTGTAGTCCGGGTGGTCTTTTGATATTTTCTTTGCCCATTTTTCTTTGTCAGTGCATTGGGCAACGATTGAAAGCCCAGCTCTCCACAGAGGTTCTTCAATAGTGGCTTGCTCTTTCGCTATAATGCCCAGTTGGTTGCAGCCTTTTCCCGCAATGGTTTTGGACATTAATAATTTAAAATCGCCTTCGGTATTGCCAGCCAACCTATCCCTCGCGGGGTCACTTCCCGCAACAGCGGGTTGGTAAATACGAGCAACTGGTATCGGGTCATCACCGAGAAGTTTTGTAAATTCATCAAAGTCTACTGGCGGCTGAATCCCGTCTCCCAACATGAACACTGGAGCGGGTGGATCATCTTTGTAGTTATGAGTTTGGGGAAGTCTTAGTACCCTAGCACCATCGGCTGTTACCGCCAAATCGGTGAGCATGTCTTGTTTTATTGTAAGATGTTTTAGACGCTCTGCTACGGGCTTCCACTCTTCGTAACTAACTGATTCGGTAAACGTCCAGTAAACATGCAGCCCTCTGCCAGAACAAACTAACGTAGGTGCTGGTAATTTATTCCCCTTGCAAAAATTCTGTAGTGATGAAGTGGCAGTGGCTCGGTCTTTATATTTTTTTGGTTTCTCTCCCTCTTTTAAAGTCTCCGTACCACAATCCAAGTCTAAGAAAAACGAACTCAAATATTTAATGTTGGGTACTGTTCGGCTTTGATCTGTTTCAAATGTGGCTAAAGCAAAGTATGTATCATATCCGTTACTATCTAAATCCATCGCAGCTTGTATTGCTAAATGAGAAGTTTCGTACAACTTTTGTCTAAGCTTGCCGTCCTTCGCTGCGAAAATGCAATACCATCCATCGTCTGGGACTATTGCATCCATGAAGCGTTTTGCGTCCATACGCTATCCCCTTAAAAAGTGCTTAAAAAACCGCCCGAAGGCGGCTTGTATTTAAAGCCAGAGGCTATTAATCTTTCTCATCGTCCCATTGAGACATCAGTGAGGATAGCTTCTTATCTTCTTCAGGGGGAGTTTCTTCAACCTTCTTGCTAACTTTTTTTGCTGGCTCTTCTACCTCTTCTGCTTCTTCCACCACTTCAAGGACAGGTGCTGCCTTTTTCTTGCGGGGGACTCGCTCAACAACAACCTCTTCTTTTGGTTTTTTGTTCTTATCAGTGTCGAACACGCGCATCTCTATCGCGTTTTTTGTTGCGTCACTCTCAACAGAAGCCACCGCTTTATTCAACTCAACCTCTTCTAGTGGTCGTGAAGGTGAGAAGAACAACTTAGGTACAGATGAGTTCTCATCAAACTTCATCTCAGTAACAACCGCAATCACTGGAGTGTTGTGCGCTTTCAAAAAACGAGCATAAGCTTGCATAGGCATTTTGCCTTCTTTGGTATCCCCAAAAATGCTAGTCGCTGGCAGTTGCATTTGGTAGACGTTATCCATGTCCTCTTCCAGAGATACTGCTATCTTTTGACTATAGCGACACGCTCGACTTTCGCCTTTACCAGAACCTTTTACATTCTGCTCACAATCGGCACAGCGACTTGCTTGCGGGGCATCTACGTTATCGTCAGGTTTGTCGGTATCAGAAGACCAGCAGGTGGGGGCGGTCACCACTTCAGGATTATACTCCCCATCGTAGAACGTCCTACTAACAGGAGCTGCGTCAATGATTACAACATTTAACGTATCGTTGTTACTGACACTGACTTGATCCCCATTCACAAGATTGCGAAACTTGCCGCCCTTGAGACTGATCCTTCTGGTGGTTCCAAATGAACCCCCGCCAAGCTTGTCGTTAGTATCCTGCAAAGATTTATACAGGTCGCTGTTTACCAAAGCATTGTTTTCAAACAATGATGAAACTTCTTTATTAGACATCTTAGATTCTCCTAGTTTAATTTAGACTCTTCGTACAATTTTATTGGTTCGCGCTCATCTTTTTTGTTTGGAGACTCCCGCGCATCGTGCATCAATAGAGCTTCGGTCATGTCTCTTAAATTGAATCGGTAAGTGGTTCCTAACTTTATATAAGTTTCTTTGGGAATGACGCTATTCCTTACCCATGCCCTTACAGTTGATGTGGATACCGAGAAGTGTTGTGCCGCACGGTCAATGGTGACGTATGCTGGCGTTTCTGTTTTTTGTACAGTCATGTTACTCTCCTTTCTTCGTTGGTTTATAAATAGAAAGAACAAACTCAGAATCCGCGTTAAGACCTTTCGGTACTATATCTGGATTATCTTCAAGAAATTCTTTCACATTACTTTGATTCAAAGACTTAGAAAAGAACTCAGGCACATTGTGCTCCAACACAAATTTGTACATCTCGTCCCAATCGCTAGTCCAATACCTTGTCTTAATAGATCGTGTGACCCTCCCTGCTTCCGTAGTTAAAGAAGTGATTTCGCCCTCCTTAAAGAAAAACAATAGGTTTTCTTTTATAAGCTTTTGCTGATCTTCCAACACCTTGTCTTCTTTTTTAAATTCCGTTTTTATTCTTTCTCGCTCTGTTTTTATTTTGTGAAAAACCCTAGTCAAAGATTCAGCCGATTCGTCTGCCATTGTATTCTCCTGTTTACTGCTGTGTCGGGATTACCACTATAGTTATTAGAATTGCCCTAGTCAAGCAATGCTTTGTATAAATCAATAATTCCTGAGTGAATGTCCATTTTATTGTCTAACATGTCGTAAACATGCTTTTCTGCGCGTGATCCTTCTAACTGAATCACTGTTGTGGAGCAAGTCTGTCCCGCTCTGTGAATCCTAGCGTTAGCCTGTGCATACGTTTCCAATGAAGAGGTTGGCCCCCACCAGACCACCGTAGTGGCCTCTGTCAGCGTTACTCCATGAGCCGCTGCCTGTGGTTGTATCACCAGAACTTGTGGGTCACTGTCCTCTTGGAAGCGTTTAAATATGGCTGTCCTTTTACTGGCTGAAACTGACCCATTGATAATGGCAGTGGCTATACCTTCCTCGTTTAACTTAGCATTTAACATCTCAATAATGTGTTTGAACTGGGCAAAGATTAAGACTTTTTTCTCTGACTCCTCAATGATTTCTTTAAGTACGTTGTAGCGATTCGATATGTCGAACTCCAAAGTCTCACCGTTGTCGGTGTACAAAGCCCCTGACGATAATTGTAATAACTTGTTAAGGTTAACAGCGGCATTAACTGCGGTCACTTCCTCCCCAGATGCAGCTATCATCATTTCGTTTTTCATTTCTTTGTAGTATTTCTTTTGCTGCCGAGTCAGTTCACAGATTCGTTTGGTGTAGGTCATCTCTGGCAGGTCTAGGCACTGCTCCTTTGTAAACCTAACCGCTGGCTGGAGTACCCTGTGAACAGTGTCCTTGGCGGTATCCTTCGGTATCCATCTAAACTGGCTCACTTTGTACATGACTTGATCGCGGAATCGGCCAAACGCACGGGGTACTGCCATTGGGTTAAGAAGTTTAGCTATGCCAAAAGCGTCTGTAGGGGTCTGTGCGGCGGGTGTTCCAGTCATAAGCCATACCCATGTGTCTGGGCCTATCAAAGAGTTCATCGTCTTCCAGCGGCTTGTCTGGGCGTTCTTATAGGCGTTGCCTTCATCAATGATTATTAGGTCAAAACCTCCAGCTTTTATCTCATCGTAAACTGTTGGGATTCCGTCATAGTTAATGACAACAAAATCGCTACCTCTCTCAACAATTCCTTTACGTTTAGCGGCTGACCCGTAGGCCACATCGACTGTTCGGTGCATGGCGAAGGTAAACAAGTCATTCCTCCAAGCCGAATCCATTATAGATAGAGGGCATACCACAAGGACTCTGTTAATAACCCCTTGGTTTAATAGGTAATCTGCTGCCCATATTGCACTTGCCGTCTTACCTGTACCCATCTCACTAAAGCAGAATGCTCGTTTGTTAAGAGTGAGAAATGCCGCTGTTGTTTTTTGATGCTCAAAGGGTTTGTGCTTACCTGTCCATTTGTATTTACCCATAATAGGTGAGGGTACTTTTATATTTAGGTTCCTTAGCACTCTTGTTTCTTCTAAGCCCCAGTGAACCAACACTCCGTTGTCTACAACTTGGCTCTTAGGTATCACTGTTGTTACTTTGTTAGGGTGTCTCAACCTCAAGTGAATGGCTTTGTTGTCTA